GTCTTAACGCAGATCTCTGAGTGAAAGGAGTTTCTCCATTCTCTCTAAAGTTGTTACCCGCTTGGGTAACAAGCGTAGTGAAGGCAAATCTCTGTTTTCAGAGACAGCCTCCGGGACTCCTGACAAACCTCCTATGTCTTTGAGGAAGACAAGGAACGTCGCAATAAGATCCTTAGAAAGGACCTTAAGGAGAACCGATCTAACCTTCTTGTCGAAGGTTGTGAGAATCTCAAGAACTTCGTCCATTGTGACTAAGCTCGAAGGATTCCTTAAGTGTTGATCACCATATACATTTTGGTGAATAACACTAGATAGGCCCATCATGGAGCCGACCACCTTATCAGTTGGTCGGAAAATTGTATCTGTTAACTCGACCATCTTAACTAGGTTTGAACCTGGTTGAGAAAAACCGAGACCATTTGGTTCTACACAATGTTGAACCAAATCAAATACTCTTTTCTGACGATTCGATAACAGTGAGCGACTACGACGCCCCATACGACGACAGATATCAAGGAAATTGTCGTTAGACATTTCCCGCCACTTATACTGTGGTAAAACCATAGTAGAAGTAACGATCTTTCCAGCGAACTCGCAGAGTTCGTTACTAGAGATTGATTTATCTCTAGAGTATGGGCAGTCAACTTGTTTGAGGAATTGAATGTATTTGATGAAGAGATCTTTATCAAGGATCACAACATCATCACCAAGAACATAGAAGGAATTTCCGTGTCTTTGGCCATTCAAGTACCACAAGAGAATTCCATGGGACAAAGTAAACGCTCCAAAACTTGGGTATAAACCCAAGGGTTGGCCTCGTTTCCATTGTAGTGTGCTAGAAATTCCTTCTGCACGCCAATGACTCTTACTTATATCTTCGAAAAGACGTAAGTCAGGGACATCGCCAAAGAAAGCTCTAAGGACAGCAATCTGAACTTCCAACGGGAAATAATCAGTTGCTGAACTAAGGTCAATACTATGTATAGTTTGACCATCAGACAAGTGTTCGCGGAGAACCGAGAACGGGAGAGATTGATCATGAGTACAATCCCAAGGAAGGGATTCTACTAACTCATATATTGATTTACCAAACGGCCCTAAGGCTATTTGGTGAACCAGATGCGGGCTAGCAATGCTTCTAAGCTTGCCACCTGCCTCTTGGAGAAAATGAATTTCTCCACCTTCAATGAGAGACCGAGAAGCATGCTTGTACCAGACCCCAAGTTCCTCTAATTTCTTAGAAAAACCGGGTAACCCTTTTAGAAGAGGGCTGTACAAACCTTCGTATTCAAAATACAAAGGAACATGTTTAGGATCAAGGAAATAAAGAGCATTGCTCAATACATCCATGTCCTGATGTCTGTCTAACTGTGGGCGGTCTCGCAAAGACCACTCATCCCAATTGAGTTTGGGTTTAAGTTTTGACGGACTTCCACGGTAAACGAGAAGTGAAAGCTCCTCGCTTCGATCAATCTTTCTACGGGAAAAGTTCTGTCTAACAGCTCTGCCAAGAGCTGAAAGAAACTTCTGCTCCAACACAGGTGCTGGAGCTGAAATAGCTGTTAAGAACTTCTTCTTTTGAGTAGGAGTCAAAGACTCAAACTTAAAAGTTGAATAAATCATCGATGCTTGGATAGCCTTACCAAAGCTAACCTCATCTCGAAGACTATATCTTAACAACGATCCAAGGATGCCCGAGATTTGCCCTCTCCGATTCTTACGAAAAGGAGAGAGTGGTTCAAGGCCAGACTTGGTGCGAAGCATGTCCACTTTAAAGGCTTTCAACCTTTGAATTGTCCATTCAACGCCAGAACATAACACCCACTTACATACGTCATCGGCCAGGCCTTTGACAATGTAAGCAGGAACTCCAATCACTGAAAGACGGTGCGTCATTCCCTCATGAATCTTACTAATATTACTATTAGTAATCATGTGGTCCTCCTTTCGAGGAAGATTCCATGCCATTCATGATGGTGACATACCATCAATGGAATAGGTTGGCTCCATTAGGAATGGATTGAATGGTAGATTATCCATGCTATCCAAGAACCAATAACCAATAAGGTCAACTGAAACAAACGAGACGGTTGGACCCTCATAAAGGGCACCTCCGTTCTAGTTTGATCTGAGGAGTTTGGTTCTGGAGAAACCACAGGTAAAACCTGGGATTCCTTCAGTCTCTCATCTTTTAGATGAGCGTTTTCTTTCTTCAGTGATTCAATGACGATGTTTGCCCTAGTTAGGGATTCTCGAATTGATGAATATGAAGGAATAAACGAAGCATTTAACATTTCTGTTAAATGAACTTGAAGGTCTTCCTTACGTTTGCACGGAGGAAGGCGATCAAGACTCTTCAATTGAGCTTGAACTGCTAAAAGCAGTCCTATCTCTTGACTCGGTAAAACCAAATCAGGAAACGGGTTCTCCTTTCGCGTAAGATTATCATCCATACTTTCCTTTCTAAGTGGGC